TAGAGTTCGAATCTCTACGCTTCCGCCACCATTACAACGTTGAAAGCCCCGCACTGCGGGGCTTTCGCGTTTCTGGCGTAGTTGGCGAATTGCTCGCCTGGGGAACTTTCACGCGGAGAGTTCCGAAATGATCCGGAACGCGTTCCGAAACTTTCGCTAAATCGACGGCTTGGCGATCGCCCCTACCCGCATGTAAACCCGCTTCGTAATCTCCTCTTCGGTGTGGCCGAGTAGCCGGCTCGCTTCCTTCACATCGTTGATCTCCGTGGCTGCCTTCGGGCGGATGTCGCGGAACTGGAACTCGCCGATACGCTTCGCCAGCTGTTCGTCGCCGGCCTCCATCGCGGCGGCTCGCGCCTGGTCGCGCGCGGCGTCCCAGCGGTGGCGCAGCATGCTGGCGGTTACTCGGCGGCCGGTGGTGCCGGCGATCAGGTAGGGGCTCAGGTGACCCACGTGGCGAGCAGCCATTTGCTTGATCAGCTGGCCCAGGCTGTTGTCCTGGTCGCCGTTGCGGATCAGGATGCGGAGCTTCTTCGTCGTCTTCGCCTGCTTCACCAGCAGGTAATCGCCCTCGATGTCGTCGTGGCGCATCACCAGGACGTCGGCCGGGCGCTGGCCGGTGATGTAGGCCAGGTCCATGGCGTCCTTCAGCTCTGGCGCTGCGCAGCGGTACACGGCAGCCCAGACCACGTCGTTGGCGTAGTAGTCCCGCGGCGTCTCTTTGTTCTTGCGCACGCCCTGGCAGGGGTTCTGGTTGGCGGTGAGCCCCCATTCCCTGGCCATGTTGAAAACGTGGGACAGGGTGGCGATCTCCCGGTTGGCCCGGACTTTGGCCTTCCTGGCGTCGCGGTACTGGGCAATCATCGCCGGCGTCAGCGCGTCGATCGGAGCGTCGTCGAACACCTTCCGGAGCTGCTTCAGCTCCATCAGGTTGTCCTTCTGGGTGCGGGGCGCCTTCCCTGGGATCACGTCTCGGACGTACCGGTCGAAGATCGAGCGCATGATGCGCAGATCCGCCGGCTTCTCCTTGGCCTGCAGCTCGGCCCACTTGATACGGGCCATGTCCAGGTCGGTGCCCAGTGGGCGTTCCTTGCCGGTGGAGTCCTCGTAGTAGTAGCCGATCCAGACATTTCCGTTCTTGCGCGCGCGCTTCCGCCGGTACATGCCCGGCGGGAGATCGCGGTTTTCCTTGTTCCGTGGTCGCATTCAATTCACCCGAGAGAAGTCAGGCGTCCAAGCTGGGGTAGGGAGTTGCGGCGGCTGGATCACCAGCGTGTCCGGCTTGACGCCCAGCTTCATGCGGGCGTACTGCCTGCCGACCAGCGGGCGTTTGCCGCGGGCCTCGACGAATACCCAGTCGTGTGACTTCAGCCAGCGGCGTTGCCAGCCGTAGGCCGTGTAGCCGGTGATCTCGGCCAGTTCCTCATCGGAGAGGATCTCGCTTTCCATGGGCAATACCTCGTCGCGCCGGCGTAGGCCGGCGGGGATTGGATGGGGTGTCCTCGCGCCGGGTGGCGCTGAAGTGGAGGCGGTTACAGCTGGGACTGGGAGACGCTGAGGGCGACCGCCACAGGCTGCACCCAGATCGGCATGCTGCTGAGCATGAAGGTTTCGCCCATGCCGGCCAGCAGCAGGGTGGTTCCCATCACCTCGGCGATTGCCTGAGCAGCCTTCGGTGGCACCGCATTGCCGATCCGCTCTCGCCAATCGCTGTCGCTCAGACCGTCGAGGATCAGTTGCTCCTCCGGGTCCACCAGGCTTTGCAGGGCGGCGAGCTCCAGGGTCGTGAAGGGGCGGTGCCAGGTCCCGTCCAGCGACTGGATGATGCAGGTCAGGCGGTCGTTCGCCGCCGGCATGCGCGGGTCGGCGACGCTCCACCGGCCATTGTCGTGGCGGGCGCTGGCCGATACTGCGCCGGCGGACTGGTCGAACCCGACCACGCCATAGTGGCCGCCTGTCAGGTAGGCATCGCCCTTGGTGCGGTCAAGCACACGCGGATCGGCGATCGAGAGAGCGCCACTGGCCACCTGCTGGGAGCCGGTGACGGTGCCGGCGGTGCCTTCCCAGGGCACTACGTTGAGCTTCCTGCTGCTGGCGCCAGGATGCCAGTTGCTGTAGCGCGGATCGGCTACAGCCTGGCCGCCAGAGCTAGGCCCGTGTCCACTGGTTACCGTGCCGGCGTGCTGATCCATGCTCACGACGCGGAAAACGTTTTTGTGCCAAGCCACGGACGGGCGCGGATCAGCGACGGCGAAAGCGCCCTGACCGGTAGTGCTAGCCGCGATCACGGTGCCGGCCGGCTCCTCCCACTCGGTGACGGGGTACTTGCCGAAGCTCTGCCCGCGCGGGTCGGCGACGGAGAAGGTGCCTTGCCCGGGCGATTTGACGCCGATGATGGCGCCGGACGTGTCTGTCCAGCGGCGGACGCCGTACTGCTGGTACTGCAGAGCCTTCTCCGGCGCGCGCGGGTCCGCTACCGAGAAAGCGCCGTTGGTGGGGCCGCTGCGGCCAGCGATAGTGCCCATGCTGTCGTTCCAGCCGTGGACGCCCATGTAGCCGGCCAGGTACTCGGGCACGATGATCAGATCGCGCAGGTACCCATCCTCGACGGCCAGGTCGTTCAGGCTGCGCCAGTCGCTGCCGGCGCGGACCAAGGCAAGACGCACCCAGGTCTTCCACTGTAGCGCGGGAATGCGGTGCATCGGCCCGGCCGCCTCGATGTCGCCAGGCAGCGGCATGCGGCCGAGGATGTCGCCGACGGCGCGCAGGCTCTTCTTCTCCGGCTCGTACAGGAACGGCGGCACCTTCTCGACGTGGCGCGCGACCAGCAGGAAGCGCTTACGGCTCTGCGCCAGGCCGCCCAGCTCGCCGCAGTCGTGGGTGGTTTCGGCCACTGCATAGCCGAAGCTGCTCAGCAGGCTGTTGATCTGGTCCAGCAGGTGCCGGCCGCGGGTGGCCAGGCGCGGGACGTTCTCGAACACGATCAGCGGCACCGGGTCATCGGCCCAGGCCTCGCCCATCAGCCAGATGCAGCGCAGCGTCAGCTCGTTCAGGGCCTGGTACTTTGGGGTCAGGCTCATCTTCTCGGACAACAGGCCACTGGCGCCCTTGCAGGGGGAGCTGATGAACACCGCGTCCGGGCGCTTGCCCTGGGCGGCGCGGCGCACATCTTCGGGCGTGGCCTCGCGCCAACCAGGTGGCGGCTCCTTCCCGTGGAAGCGGATGTACTGGTCGCGAGTGAACAGGTCCAGCAGCGTGCCTGGCACGCCGGCGAGTCGGGAGAAGTCGGCCAGGCCAGCCGGGTCGACATCGATGCCGCCTAGGCATTCCCACTCGGCTTCGACGTTGCCGACGCGCGGGCGCGCCCGGTTGAAGCCCTTGGCGCCGCCGCCCAGGCCGCAGCAGAAGTGGAAGTGATACAGCTTGCGCTTGATGGTCATGCGGCGGGGTCCTTGGTGTCGTTGAAGATGTCGAGCTGGGCGGCGCCTTCAATCCAGGCGGTAGCCAAGCGCGCGTCAGCTATCGCTGCATAAGCGGGGTTCAGTTCGAGCAGCACCGAGCGGCGCCCCTCCTGCATGGCGACTAGCCCGGTCGTGCCGGCGCCGCCGAATGGGTCGAGCACCAGGCCGCCGCGGGGGCAGCCGGCCAGAATGCAGGGCCTGATCAGGTCGGGCGGGAAGGTGGCGAAGTGGGCGCCCTTGAAGCTGTGCGTCGGTACCGTCCACACGCTGCGCTTGTTGCGTTCGGTCGGCATGATCGCCAGAGCGGAGTTCATGGACGCGTTGTCCTTCACCCGCCCGGTGGTGCGCGGCTTGCTGTTGGTGTCATACCCCCAGCCCACACCGTTCGACTTCCTGGTCACTGCCTTCATGTTGCCGTTGGTCTTGGCTCCGCCGCTGGCCCGCGCGCTGCCGATCTGGTTCTGTACGTCTTGGGACAGGCGGGCGTGGGTGTTGGGGGAGCAGGGTTCCAGGATCGCCTCCTGGTCGTAGAAGTACTTCGGCGACTTGCTCAGCAGGAAAATGTACTCATGGGACTTGGTGCACCTGTCGCGAACGCTCTCCGGCATGGGGTTGTTCTTGTTCCAGATGATGTCCTGCCGCAGGTACCAGCCATCGTCCTGGAGGGCGAATGCCAGGCGCC